GGGTTTGACTTGTCGGATGTGTTGAATCGGATAAATAGGCGGTTGTTGTCGCTTTTATAAATCAAAAGCGGATTTTATAAAAGCGATGGTTCGGAATACGGTCGCTTTTACATTTGAAAAGCGATATTTATGAAAGCGATGGTGGAATCCGGTGGCGCTTTTATATAAAAAAGCGAAAAATCGGGTTAAAATGCTAATTTTGGCATCTTGCTTTGGACGCGCCCAAAGCAACTTTCCCTCACCACTTACTCTTCTTCACGTTAATCTTCGGCGCCTTACTGTTTTTCGCAGCATTAGGGTCATACGACTGCTCACCTTCATCATCAGAACCGAGATTCTTCGATATTTCCCAGAACTCTTTACTGCCCAGCTTGAATGGCCCGTGCTGTTGTGCCTTATACCAGAAGATTTGGTCTTGTAATTTGTTCGATTTCGCGTTATTATTGATGACCAGACACTCATAATTCTCAGTACACTGGTCCATGACCTGAGTAAAGCTCTCAAAAGTGGGGAACATGCCAGCATAGTTGTCATAGATTCGCTTACGGTTCGCAATATATGGCTCGCGGAGAATAAAAACGTAGTCGATATTCGTGCGGAGATTTGGAGGGATACCCAGGGGATATTGCATTGTGATGACTAACATGACCTTCCAATGACGTCCGTTCATGAAGAGGAGACGCATCATCACGTCCTTCGTCCATTTGTTATCATACAGACAATCATCCAAAACGACAAATGTACGAGGGTCAATGGATGATTTCTTGTATGTATCCATATCTTTTTTGACCTGCTTTAACACAGCTTTTTGGCGCTTGAGAATATTTTCTATGATTGCGGTGTTATACGCGTCATGGATGAATAGTTTTGGCACATGGGCGGCGAAGAACCCGTTACCTGCTTCTGTTCCTGAGATGACGGTTCCAATGGGGATATCTTGATGGTGAAACATAAGGTCCTGCACGAGGAAACTTTTGCCGGTATCACGACGTCCAATGAGAACGATTACTGGGCCCTTATTTTCGTCAGGTCGAAAACTGATGGCCTTCATATCGAACTTGGCGAGTTCTAAATTCATGGTGATGTATGCACGGAGAATACCGATTGTATGTAATGTAATGTAATGTAATAAAAATGGAAAATATTATTTTTATGACATTTATACGAATGGAATGGAATGCAATGGAATCGAATGGAATGCCCGTTTAAATCGAATATAAAACTTCTAGGTATCAATCATATTACATTTAGGAACAAATATGTCATCTTCGCCTACGTCTACGCCGGCATCCACGGCATCCACGGCATCCACGGCATCCACGGCATTTCAGCTTCATTACCGAAAACATAAATATACGCCGGAGACAATTGAACCCGCATTATTGTATGATATCCAGAATTATATTCCGATTTACTCGAGATTCTTCGGTATCAATGAAACTAACTATAACGGAATCCAGTTGAATCAAAAGTATTATTTACAAAACATTATATCGTATCCATCGCAGATTATGGAGAGTGGGCATGACGACCGCGACGACCACGACCACGACGACCACGACACGAGTCGCTCTCTAAACCATTTGGAAACAATCATTGCTGACGACAATGGCAACACGAGTAATGTCCCTATATTTGTGAAGTATTCGCCATTATTGGACCCTATCCGATATCTCTCTGGAAAATATCAAGTTCAGGAGAATAAGACGCGCACTCTTCCTAAATACAATTCTACACTGGATGAATGTGAAGAGAAGATGTTGAATACAAACAATACGTCCTATGTTGATGGGTTCTTCTCGTATTTGACAAGTCGCGCACTTCATACCCATGGAGTCGTCCACGGAGTCGATTATTACGGTAGTTACCTGTGTAAACAACGCGAATTTTCCACGAATGTATTCGACGACATCGATTATCTAGTCGGGTGCTCTTTTTTCAACAACTATGAAAACGACCTTTTTTCGATTGATTACTCTCAATTCGGAGATGATATCGAGAGCGGCGATCTCTCGGATGTCAATATGAATAAGATGATGAAGATTCGAAACAAAATGAAATCAATTATTGGGCCAACCGGGCAGGGCAGTTATCTACAAACCGACGATGATTATCATAATATGAAAAATCGTATCAACATATTGGACCATATTTCCGAGTCCGAGTCGGGGATATGCGACGATACGGTTACGATTGAACCTGTCTCCGTTGATGCGCTGAATGCTGACACGGTTGACCGTATTCAAAACGATACACGCGCAGACGCGCTTGAAGTCGTCGACGTAGGCGTAAATGATGATGAAACCGACGCGATTTCGAGTGTTGCATTACACCCCAAAAAACAAACAAGAGACCATGATGATATGAGTGATAGTGATTCATCCCAGTCAAACTCGTCGTATACTACAATGAGTAATGACGACGACGACCTCAATCAACCTGATTCAATTCAAGTGGATGATTCATCATTCGATGAAAAGAGTGGTGACGGCGGCAAAGGCGGCGGCAAGGGCGAGGGCGAGGAGAGCGGGAGCAGCGACGAAAGCGGCAGTGAAAGCGGCAGTGAAAGCGAAAGTGGCAGCGGCAGCGGCAGCGACACCGGAAGTTATGACAGCGACGACGAACAAATCATTGTGAAAATCAAAGACTTCCCGATTCAAGCCATCCTCCTTGAAAAATGCGTAAGCACACTCGACCGTATTATGATGACCGATGAACTCACGAAAGAAGAGTGGTCGTCGATTTTATTCCAAATCATTATGACGCTTATCATGTATCAAAGAATGTTCGAGTTCACACATAATGACCTTCATACAAATAATGTAATGTTCATTGAAACGACGGAGGAGTTCCTTTATTATCTCTACGAAGACCAGTACTATAAGGTCCCCACATATGGTCGCATATTCAAAATCATCGATTTCGGTCGCGCAATCTACAAATTCAGAGGCGAGCTCATTTGTAGCGACAGTTTCCATCCCAAAGGCGACGCTGCCACGCAGTACAACTTCCCACCCTATTATAATCCCGATAAACCAACAGTTGAACCCAATTTCAGTTTCGATTTGTGCCGATTTGCATGCGCACTCTTCGATTATTTCATCTATGATTTGCGCAAGGTGGAAAAACTGTGCAAATCCGACCCGATTATCAAGCTGGTCGTAAAATGGACGACGGATGACAAGGGACGCAATGTGCTCTACAAATCAAATGGAGAAGAGAGGTACCCCGATTTCAAACTGTATAAGATGATTTCGCGGTCGGTTCATGGCCACATTCCATCAAACGAGATTCATAATCCGCTTTTTGATACGTATAAGATAACGCATAAAAAATATAAGAAGCACGCGGCATTGTCGGCGAAATTCCTGAAAGATGGCCGAAACACCCATATTTTCATGAATGTTGATGCGCTGCCTAGTTATTCTAGCGGTGGCTGCGGCTGTTCAGAAATCGCTCTCGATGCGCAGGAAGTCCATTCTTCGCAATGAACTCGATATTCCTCATGGTCCATCCCATACTTGCGCCAGAATGTCCGGTTTTCATATTATCTTGAACCAGTGTAACAATGCTGTCATCACCATGACTGAACTGGAAACCGCGGTTGGAGGGTGGACTGTATTGTGAGAGGTGCTTCCAAACATTGATTTCCTTGTCGCGGACCTCGGGTAATTCGCTGGCGAGAAGAATTGCGCGCATTCCGTCGCGAATCATGTCTTCGGACCATTTGTCATTGAAATACGAGAGGTCACACTGATTGACGGACTCCAAGGTAAGAGGCCAGTATTCTTCTTCATTGTCTCCGGTATTGGTATTGGTGACCGGAGGACGTTCCATGTGAACGGAAACAGATTCAGGGGCGACGGTGGTAGACATTACACGAATGAACGAGTCATGCATCCGATATAGCATAAACATAACAGTTCAATTTTATGTTTATGGCGTGAAATATTAGTATTTAACCGGTTATTATCACTTAAAAAGTAATGTTCAAGTTATTTATTTATCGTCATTGTATATACGATGGCACGCGATACGATTAAAATCGAAGGCGTTACATATGATATAACCGATTTTAAGCATCCAGGTGGCAATATTATTAAGTACGCCAAGGATTCGCCGGATGCAACTGAGATATTTCGCGAGTTTCATCATCGATCAGAGAAAGCGACTAAACTTCTTCATGCATTGCCAGTGTACAAGGATGGCGACGACGGCGCTGACGCGCGCCTCGAACGTTCGCAGTCACTCACACCACGCCAGCAAGAAATGACAACGGACTTCCGAGAGATGCGAGCGAACCTCGTCAACCAAGGATGCTTTGAACCGGATTATATCCACGTCTATTTCCGTTTATTAGAACTCGCCTTTTACTTTGGTCTAGGAACATGGTTCGCTTCTTATAATATTTATGCATCCATTCTCTCGTTCATCGCATTTAAGACCCGATGCGGCTGGGTTCAACACGAATGCGGACATCTCAGTTTCACCGGTATCCGCCCGATTGACCGCGCAATCCAGACATTTACCATGGGGTTCGGCGGCGGTGTAAGTTCGTCCGTATGGAACTCGATGCATCAGAAACATCATGCCACACCGCAAAAAATCAAGCATGATATCGACCTGGATACTACGCCATTCGTCGCATTTTTTAATCGCGCATTTGAAGAGAATACGAATGGAAAAGCGGCCGCTCGATTTATGAATCGATGGTGGATGCGAATGCAGGCGTGGACATTTTTGCCCGTCGTCAACGGATTATTGGTTCATTTATTCTGGACATATTATCTTCACCCGAAGAAGGTCATCACGCGTTTAACTTCCGTCAAAACGACAACGGCGATAGTAGAAACCGCATTTGAGGCCGTATGTATGTCGGCGTCGCACATTGTATTACCGTATATATTTTATACCGGTAGCGCAGTTGGTGGCGCAGGGTTCCTCTGGTGCTATTTTCTGTTGATGGTGACCAATTTCTGGAATTTCATCTATCTTTTCGGGCATTTTTCTCTATCGCATACATTCACGGACGTTATTCCGGAAGACAAACATCTTCTTTGGTTTGAGTATGCATTGGACCATACTGTGAATATTTCGACCAAATCCCCCTTGGTGTCATGGATAATGGGATACCTCAATTTCCAGATTGAGCATCATCTGTTTCCTTCGATGCCGCAGTATAAGAATGCGGTTGCTGCACCGTATGTTCGCGCGTTTTGCGAGAAATGGTCGCCTGGTTTGAAATACACGGAGCATTCGTATAAGCATGCATGGTGGTTGATGTTGTCCAACTTGCACCAGGTTGGAAAGCATTATTATAAACATGGCGTTGACGCAGTGCCGTCACCGTCGTCACCGTCGTCACCGCACGACCATCTGGATTGACCAGGTCGGTCGACCGGCGTGCGATTAGAACCCAGGTGTGTCTACAAATACGGCTGGCGCACTGCCGCTGCCGCCACTGCTACCACCGATACCGCCGCCACCACTGATATTCTCGAATTGATTCAATACAAACACGCCTAATACAGCGGAAATACAAACCATGATGGAATCACGAACAAGTACCTTTACCGGTTTCTGATTTTCAGGGTCCACGAATCGCATTTCCATGAATTTTAATAAAAAATATACGACGGATACGACGATACCGACGATTACAATCTTAGTTGGGTCAACCATGTATATACTTCTAAATAAACGTATATACATAGAATATCACTTATTTATCATAAATAATACGAAATACCTATGTCTGGAATGCCATCAACACTGGCGGATAGCAAAAGTACATCACCAGGCCACCAATTGCTAAAAACACGAATGAAAATATAAAAATAAGCAGGTCAATGATGACAATATTATTGTACCACTTTTTCTCTTCTTCACTTTCTTCTTCGTCGTCCATACGATACTGCTACTAATATAACCATCATAAAATACTTGGGTTGGCTAAACTCTACATATTTATTTACGCCAACACTTCAATATCGTCTAATAAAGGCGGGGCATTTATGTTTTGTGTGTCATTCAATGTATGAATATCCAGCGTGTCTAATTTGATATCCCCGCCGATTTTTAGACGACCGTCGTCGCCGTCGCCGTCGTCATCACCGTCCGCGTCATGAGACATATATTCATTCACTCGCTCGCTTGAGTCCGTTTCAAAGGTTCGCACTTGGTTATCACCGAAAGAGACGCCGGCGTTTACTGCAATCGAATTATTGTTGTCATTATTGTTATTGTTATTGTTATTGTCATTGTCGGGTGAACTGCTTCCATTCAACTCCCCCACAAAATCTAGATTATCAATCGGGGTATTGTTCGATGCGCCGTCGCCCCCGTCGCCCCCGTCGCCTCCGTCTTCGCTTGATACACGGTCGCGCTCCCGTTCACGGTGTCTACGACGGCGCGTAGATGACTGATGTGTTCGCCGCCTCGCCGAGAGATTGGCGTCCTCTTCCGAGAGAATCGGCTCTTGTTTGATAACCTCCTCATTTTCAGTGACTTCCACGACATCTTCAATCGTTTCTTCTAAATACATCTTGATTAAGTCTTCGACAGGGATATTGTCGCGGATGGTATTATAGATGCATTCTTTCACGATAATTTCAAACTCTCGATTGTTACGCTGTGTGTGAAGAGGCGGAATACCCTTCTCAAAAATATAGACGTTGGAGTACAGTTTTCTCGCGCTATTGACATAAATCTTGTGGATGAAATCCGAGAGTTGCGGGATTTTAATATCAACCTTCTTCTGTTTACTGCCAACACGCATCACCGTCATGCACTTCAAATGAATAATATGCACACATGTGATTAAATCTTCTAAATACCCACAAGTACTGCGCTCTTTGATTCGCGAGGTCTCGTCTTTGATGATATTGGGGTTCCATTTGGGAACTCTCGAGAGAAGGTTCTGGAATGTCATCAAGTATTTGTCTTGTTCCTTGTTTCCGACACACAGTTTCACAGATTCATCAAAAATAGAGCGGAATCCTTCTTGGACCAGCGGTGTGAGAATATTGACAAGACGAGACGCCCATTCGTTCTTGGATTCATACAACGAAGTTACAGAATAATCATCCATAGCGTGCGTAATCAGGTATTACATAAATGAAATATTTTCTAAACTCATTTTACAACGAAATACCACGAAATGAAGCAAATACAGGATTAAAAGTTTCTCGTTTCTAAACTCTTTCCGTACTTTGTCAAACATAATAAGAAGTTCATATCGTTTCAGCTCATTCATCTTTGGGTAGGTATGAATAAAATCGATGATGTCTAAAGCCGCGTAGCCTTGTTCATATAATAACACAGATAAGTCGAGTATTTTCGTATATTCTTCGACTGTGGGTAGGGCCGTGGCGTCGGTCGTGGTGTCGGTCGTGGCGTCTATATAACTTGGATGAATCCGAATCAGTTCTTGCAACGAAGAATCTCTCGACTTTATGATTTTATATGTATCACAGGCTTGGTCCGCAAAGTATGTATGTAGATTGACGTGGGAACACGGGGCAGCCTCTGTGGTGGCCTCCGCCGCGTCCTCCGTGGCCTCGAGCGGCGGCCTACAAATGACAGGCGGGGGAATGTATATATCACAAAACCGCGAGAGAATCGGCTTGAGTAGGCTGTCTTTGTTCTGCACGACAATAAAAAACCGTGTTGACGAACTGAATAATTCAATACATCTACGTAATGCAGATTGCGCATCTATCGTCAGTTTATCCGCATTCGTCAGTATAACCGACTTGAAAATCGCGCCTTCTTTGAAATCGATATTCGTCTTCGCGAAAAACTTCAATTCTTCGCGAATAAAGCGAATCCCTTTGCCATGTGCGCAATTCGCACGCATCACATAATTTTTAATGGCGGTTTTATCGCCCCCATAGATGGAATGAATAAACTTGTTCAATATGTATGTTTTGCCCGAACCATGAGGGCCGTAAAAAATAATGTTCGGTATTTTCCTGTTTCGGATGAAAACACTCAGTTTGTTATGGATATTTGTATGAAGGTCGTATATTTCAGTCAAGGTTGTCATTATTATGTTGGTGGTACTACTAGTAATAATAATAATGACAATGGGTGTGTTTAATTCAATTACTGGCCATTTCTGCCGTCTAAAAGTTAATCACCTGTTCGTAGGGAGCCACCTTGGAAAGCTTACCCGGCATATTGCTCTTCCCGTCATTTATTTCGCCGCCGCCGCCGCCTTCGCCGTCGGTATAATAATAGTTCGTGGTGTAATAATAGTTGGTCGGTTTGGCTGCACCATAAAACGGCGATTCCTCTTCATACCCTTGCCCGTTATACATTCCGAGATACGCCGTAGCCGCGGGCGACCCATCTTCATAATAATACGCATTATGTTTCGTCGTGCGTTGATTCGAAGCAGGGTCATTGGGGTCAATCCAGTTTCCAATTCCGCGAATAATATTTCCGGCGGCATCGCGTATCGTTCCAAATAATCCGGGGCCTGGCCCTTGCCCTGGGCGACCGCGTCCATATCCACGGAAATTCCGCGTAATCCCGCGCTTGTAAATATCATTTTCATCCAGGCTAGAACTACTCGAATCTCTCGCGATTTCATCATAACTCGACCGTGTTGTTGCGAGTAGGTTCTTTTCGATTTGGGTTCCATCCGGTAAGTACGTTGCCCAGCGTATTACTTTCAGGCAGTCTGCGTCAATACGGCATGAATCTGACCCGGTCATTCCAGGATTATTGCATTTCCACGGGCATTTGCGCATCAATAGAATATTATTTCCTTCAGCACTCTTCACGAGATTTCCGCTTGCGTCCATTCGGAATATATTCTGGCAGTTTCCTTCATTGCTCGAGAGATTGGAAGGTTCCACGCATTTACGCACAAATCCATCATCGCCATACCGCCAATTTGCGCCATCATACCATGAATCGGGGTGACTCGCAATGAGACGGTTTCGGATCGCAACGGCGACGTCATATTTCAGTTTCGCATCTGTTTTTGCGGTTTCCGTCGTTGCTGAACGTAAGTCTTTATATGCCTGTTCGTAGTTTTTTTGCGCTCTGATTGCATCATTCATCTGGCGTTTCACGTCGGAAATGAGGACGGACGATGCCGCGCTGGTGACATAGGTGGTTCCATCACTGGCCGTTCCGGAGGATGTAGGGGAGCCGGCACTGGAAGTCGCCCCTTTGGATGCGATGGTCGGAAAGGTATATTGGCCATCGTCTAAAAAGTTATCGGTTGTAAACGAAAAAGAAGCACCGGCAGCTGAAATGGTAGCTGCCAAAAATGTCCGTATTTTATTTCCGTTCGAGCTTATTTTTACCGGTGTGTCTGGTGTACGAAGACCAGAGATAATTAATGTGGCCGTTTCACCCGCTTTAATGATACTTGAACTATTCATTTTAAATGTCGCATAAGAAGTTGAACCGGAAACCGTTGTGAACTCCGCATCACCATCTGAGACGGTTGTGACCCCTTGTTTAATTTGAACACTAATCGCAGAAGTGAGTTGTGATACATTTGGTAGTTCTATCATAATCATATCACCTCTGTTATACGGGTTTGTCAACATAAAGTTCATCTTAAATACGGTTTCAGACCCGGTAGTGGATGCGGTATTCGAAAGAGCGTTGTCTACCAATTGCGCTGGATCAGTCGTGATTTTACGGCAGTCTTTATAATTTGAATCAAGGTCATACGATTTATCCTTGAATATTTTAACTATTTTGGTTGCGTCGGATGAATTATACAAGTCCACGCTAACAAACGTCTCGGGATTATACGGTGAAGCAGTCGCCTGAACGTTGCTTTCTAATGTAACAAGCTGACTTCCGGTTGGTGTAGTTGTTGCAGGAGGAGTGGCGCGGGTTGGTGTTTTAATACCCGACAATTCCAATGCATATGTCCCTAACGTAACATCTGTGGCCGTTTGTTGTGGAGTATATGTTATCACAAGATTGTTATTACTCACCGTAGTCGCAATACCCGTTAATGTACCAGACGCCGGCACCGTAAGTGTTTCAATCGCAGTATTCGATGAAGCCAGTCGCATAGAGATACTGAGACCAGCTGCATCGTTACTACTAGTGTAGAGAGTAGGTATTTTTATTATAATTGTCCTAGCAGGTGATTGTCCTGGTACTCTTCTGAAATTGCCACTCGTTGTTGTAAAAACAAACGAATACTTCATCGTAATGGGGTTCGCCACAGTACCCTGAACAAACTCGCATCGGTTCAATATCAAATGTCCACCAGTTGTAGCCCCTAATGTCATTAAACTTGTTAAAGAAGGTGCTGCCAACCCTTCAATCACTCCCGTCCCATATCCCTCCGATGGCGCCATCCAAGATCCAAAACCGCCATTCCGATAGGTTCGAGATACCCATACACTTACCAATAATACTAAAACCAGCAAGAATATAACTGTATATTTATCTTGCAACAACTCCGAAAGTTTCATTAGGAGGTAAAACAACTATCGTGTATAATGCTTATATTATATACGATAAAATAAATCTCTCGGGTTTAGTATGTCTGTAGGCTATGCGTATACGGATTCTGTCTAAATGCGTTCAGGATATCCGGCTGGATTCTCTCGTTGTGTGGATGATTCGGTTGCGAATGAAGGTGGTTTGACTGGTATAATTTCCGTATCCGGAAAGCTCTCTAAATCCCTCGTCATTTATCGG